GCTACGATGATATTGTATTGTTTTACGGTAGATGTGCCAATGGCTAATGCACTCATCCAAAATGCGCCAGCCATTGCACTGATCAATAAGCAAGCAATAATAGCTTGTACAAGTTGTTCAGTATATTGCGGAAGATGATCACCTAGCCAAAATGTCAATAAGGTATGGGTGAAATATAATACAGGCGCAGAGAGAATTGCCATTAAATAAAGTGAATATTTTGAAATCCCAAGAATTAATTGGCGATTGCGATCATAATCTTTTGCAGCATAAGACTGAACTAACTGCGGATTAGCCGCCATTTGGAAATTATTCACAAAGCTATAAACCGCACCTTCTACCTGGGTCGCAATGGCGACAGCTGCATTGACTGCCACGCCAAAGAATAAGTTAGACACCATATTCAAGCCTTGGGTCGAACCCACATAGGCAACTTGTCCCATGAGCATCCAACCTGAAAAACTCACCATTTCTTTGGTTTTGCTTAAATCTTTATATAGGCGGAAACGTGCAGCTTCTTTGAAGTAATATTTAGTGAATAACACATAAAGAGAGAGCACGATTAAACTGACTGAAAGCAATAAGCAGCCATAAGTAATCAACTTATCGTAATGCGTGATATGACTTAAGATAAAGACAGAAGTCAGTTTTAAAATGGTTTCACCTAATCCCAACCAAGCATAGAATCCCATTTTCTCGTGTGCAACAATCATGGCATTGAATGGCACTTTGATAATTTCAACAAGGGCAATAATTAATGCCAATTGGTAAACGATATTTGCAGCTTGCAAGCGTTCAGCGGGGATCACCAATTTGTGATTTAAAAACCATAAACCTACGGTTTCAGCTAACACTAATACGATAAAAATAATGAGTAGGTGATTTAAGATACTAATATTAAAGACTTTATTGACGCGTTGAATGTCATTCGAGGCTTTTTCTACGTTAATAAAACGCTGAGTGGTGGCGGTCATTGTGCCATTAAAAAAGGAAAATAAGACCACGACACCCATCACAATGTTATAGATACCAAAATCTTCTACACCCAAAACCTGCAATACTACACGAGAGATATATAGCATGGCTCCCATGTTGAAGAGCATGCGGATGTAAAGAAACAGTGTATTTTTAGCAATGGTTTTATTTGACATTGTGAAAATGAAATTAGAAAAATTGGGGGAATTATAGGGGGGATTGGGGTGTGTAGCAAGCATTGTGCAAGTTCTAGGTACTTGTGCGAGGCTGGTATACAAAGAAAAAATCCCAAGCTAAAAAGCTTGGGATTGCAATATGGTGCACTAGCTGAACCCGAATTCACTTGTAGCATATTGATTTTAAATGTTTATTTTTAAAAGGATGAAATCTTGTTACTAAGCTTGTTACTAAAATTCAAATTCACTACAAATTAATGATAGTTTCTGATGCCATAATACCACTAATAAGCCGCGTGTTAAAAATTTTATAGAAAAACTGTTCACCTTGTTCACCAATCCTTAAAACTCTTTATTTATTATATAGTTATATTCTTTTCTATTGTTCACCAACTGTTCACCATTGTTCACCTTTGTTCACCAATCAAAAAAAGATATCTCAATACAGAATATTTACTCTCTACCTGTTCAAAATTTAAGCAATCAAACAATCTTAACTTATCGTATCTAAACGTAACTAAACTATTGAAAAATAAGGTGTTTATTTAATAATCAAAACACTATATATTATATTTTGACTTAATAAAAGTCGTCTAAATTTAGACTAAGAAATCTCATAAGGAATAGATGAATATGTTTAAAAAACTAATTGAGTTACGCCAACAAAAGGCGGAAAAAGTCGCAGAAATGCGCTCAATGCTTGAAAAAGCAGAAAAAGAAAATCGTTCATTGAATGAAACTGAATCAGTAGCTTTTGAAAAGCTGAAAGATTTAGTCAAACAGATGACAGATGAAATCAGCAAGTACGAAACCGTAGCAGATGAAGAACGTAGCCTAGATGCTCAAACTAAACAGGTAGAACAACGCAACATGAAACAACTTTCAAATGATGAGTTACGCCATTATGTGAAAACTGGTGAACTTCGCAATTTAACTACGGCTAACGGTGAAGATGGCGGCTATTCAGTTATCCCACAGTTAGACAAAGATGTAATGAAACGCTTAACAGACGATAGCGTAATGCGCCAACTTTGTAACGTAGTACGCTTACCGGTTGGAGCGAAAGAATACAAAAAATTAGTATCGGCTGGCGGTGCAGCAGTAGAACACGGCACAGAAGGCACAGCACGCAACGGCACAGCAACCCCGAAACTTCATGAAGTAACAATCGCTTTAAATTCAATCTATGCTTATCCTAAGACTACGCAAGAAATCTTAGACTTCTCAAGCATTGATGTTTTAGGTTGGCTAACTGATGAAATTTCTGAAACCTTCACAGAAACAGAAGAAACTGATTTAACTTCCGGTGATGGTAACAAGAAATCAAAAGGCTTCTTAACCTACCAACGCACAACCGAAGATGACAAAACTCGACAATTCGGCAAACTTCAAAAAATTGAAGTAGCAGGCGTAGCGAAGATTGATGCAGATACTTTAATCGATGCGTTCTATACACTTCATAGCAAATACCGTAAAAATGCCGTATGGGTGATGTCATCAACGATTGCGGCAGCATTACAAAAACTTAAAAACAAAAACGGCGATTATATCTGGCGCGATGGTTTAACAACCGATGCCCCAGCAACATTATTAGGTCGTCCAGTCCACTTCTTAGAAACAATGCCGACAGGCGGAGCAAATAAAGCAGTAATTGCCTTCGGTGACTTCAAACGCGGATATTTCATTATCGATCACGAAACAGGCGTGCGAACCCGTCCGGACAACTTAACCGAACCGGGATTCTATAAAGTACACACCGATAAATATTTAGGCGGTGGCGTAGTAGATTCAAACGCTATCAAAGTGATTGAGACAACAGCATAAATCATAGAGGGGCGAAAGCCCCTTTTTTTGCTTAATAGGTGAAATATGAATAAAGAATTTGAAATCCGCTCCGCAACACTTTCAGCTGATGAAGAAAATCAAAAGCTAGTCGGTTATGCGGTGAAATGGAATAGCCCTTCACAAGTGCTTTACTGTGATTTTGTGGAATCCTTTGCGCCTAAAGCTTTCAGTGACAGCCTAGCGAGTGGCGAAGATGTGCGCGCACTCTTTGAACATGACTACACCAAGTTACTAGGTCGAACAAGTGCGGGAACATTAAAGCTAGAAGAAGATTCAATCGGCTTACGCTTTGAACTAACTCCGCCCGATACAACAATCGGAAAAGATTTATTAGTTAGCGTTTCCCGCGGTGATATTACAGGGATGTCTTTCGGATTCAGAGCGATTAAAGAAGAATGGAATTTTGATGTAGAGCCTTATCAAAGAAATGTAATTAAAGCAGATCTCTTTGAGGTAACAGTAACAAGCGTTCCAGCCTATCCGGAAAGCAGCGTAGAAATCGCTAAGCGTTCAATGGTCGCAGCAAAAGAACAAACACAGGGTAAATCAAACACTATCTTAAAACGCTGGCTTGATGTATCGGAGGCTTAATATGTGGAATCCTTTTAGACGAAAAGAGCAACGCAGCGAACCAATCACTATTGATGAATTCCTATCTTACATGGGCGTAAATAATACAGGCGCGGGCGAATATGTCAGCCCACAAACGGCAGAGGCTCTACCAGCGGTTATGAACGCCGTCACAGTGATTGCCGAGGCGGTAGCATCTATGCCTTGTTATCTTTACGCACTGAAAGAAGATGGGCGAGAAAGAATCTACCGTCATCCGGTTGAATATCTTTTAAATGAAATGCCTAACCGAAATCAAACGCCTTACCAGTTCAAATATACGATGATGCGCCATTGCTTACTAACTGGTAATGCTTATGCGGTGATTGAGTGGAATAACAAGGGCGAACCTGTAAGCCTTACACCTTACCAGCCGAGCGAAGTAAATATCTTCCGTAAAGTAACAGGCGAACATATTTACCAAGTAACGGACTTAAACGGGGTTACTAGAAACTATCTTCAAGATGAAATCTTACACCTACGCCATAGTTCCCTTGATGGATTTATGGGGCGTTCACCTGTGACTGTTTGCCGTGAAACGATTGGACTAGGTTTAGCACAACAACGACACGGCGCAGCAATCATGAAAAACGGATTGATGGCCAGCGGATTAATCTCAACGGCCGAATGGTTAGACGATGCGAAAGCACAGAAAGCAGTGAAAGCCTTAGAGCGTTACAAAGGCGCGAAGAACGCGGGTAAAACACCAATCCTTGAAGGCTCAATGGAATACAAACAATTAGGCATGACAAACCAAGATGCTGAATGGTTACAAAGTCGAACCTTCACAATTTCCGATATAGCCCGAATCTACAACATAAGCCCGATTTTCCTACAAGATTATTCCAATAGTAGTTATGCGAATTTCAGTGAGGCTAGTAGAGCGTTCTTATCACAAACCTTGCGCCCATGGCTGACTAACTTTGAACAACAGCTTAAAGATGCCTTAATGATTGACTTAACAAGCAGTAGCAAGAAACGGCACTTAATCGAATTTGACACAAGCGACTTACTCCGCACCAGTCAAAGCGAACGTTTCAATAGTTATGATGTGGTGATTAAAGCGGGCGTAATGTCGCCTAATGAAGTGCGCAGACGTGAAGGCTTGCCGCCTTATGCTGGCGGTGATGAATTCAGCCAAGCATGGAAACAAACCGTAGAAGTTAAACGCAATGATAGCGTAAACGAAAACGAGGTGAACGATGCCTAGAATGATTAGAGCCGGTAAATATAACAAGGCGATAAGTTTACAAAAACAAGTAAACGAAACTAATGATTACGGCGGATTTGTAAGTAAGTGGAAAACCGTTGCGAATATACGCGCAGCGGTTGAACCGTTACAGGGTAGAGAGTTCTTTGCTAGCGCAAGCGTAACGAATGAAAACATTGTGCGAATCCGTATTAGATACGGAACGAATGTGGATAACACAATGCGCGTGAAATACGGTAATCGCCACTTAGAAATAACCAGCATCATTGATAGCAAGGAATCACACAGGGAATTACAACTTATTTGTAAAGAGGTAACCAATGGAAAAAACTGATTTAACGCTTGAAGAAATTAAGCAGCATTTAAACGTAGATCATGATTTAGATGATGACTTAATTGAAAGCTATAAGGTAGCAGCCTTTGAAGTATGCCAAAAGCATATAGGCAAAACCTTCGGTAATGAAGAAACAGAAAACACCGTTCCTTTTACCCCAGCTATAAAAGTGGGCTGCTTAATGTATATCGGGCATTTATACAGTAACCGAGAAATAACAACGGATGCCCCTCAAACGCTTATCCCTATGACTGTTAAATCTCTATGGGATGTTTACCGTGAGCCGTGCGCTTACTAAGAATTTAGTAATCGATATGCCTTATCAACCACTAAGACGATGCAGCTATCCTAACTGTAAAAACAAAGTAAAGTCCGGTAGATGCGAAGAACATAAGCCAAAAGACACAAGAGCAAGCAGTAGCGCGCGAGGATATGACCATAAGTGGAGCAAGTACCGCGCGCAATACTTACGCTTTCATCCGCTTTGTGTAATGTGTTTAGAGAAAGGAATCTACACACCCGCAACGGTGATAGACCATATTAAGCCAGTAGAGAACGGACAGGCAGACCCTCTATTCTGGGTTGAATCTAATCATCAAGCTTTATGCCGAAATTGTCACAGTTACAAAACACGAGTAATAGACCAACGCGGATATGGAGCGAAAAAAGAATGATTAGACGGGTGGGGGTAGTTTAAAAAAGAAAGGCTCAAGCCGTCAGAACCGCCCTCCCAACTCAATTTTTACGCAAGGCAATTTTTTTGAAAATAAGGAAATGTATGAGCAAGAGAAGAAACTATAAAACCCCTGATTTTTTAGATGGTATCGCTAAAGCCCAATGGAAAAGCCGAATTAAACAACTTTCAGAGCGTGGCGATATTAAGGCGGAAGATTTAACGAACCTTGAAATTTATTGCGAAAACTACGCAATTTGGCGTCATTCCGTAGCAGATTTAGCCAAAAATGGCTTCATTATCGTAAATAGCCAAGGTACGCAATCAAGAAACCCAGCATTGTCCGCGAAAGCAGATGCCGAAAAAGTGATGATTAAGATGTCATCATTGCTAGGTTTCGACCCTGTAAGCCGCAGAAAAAATCCTATTGAAGTAGATGAAAACGATATCTTAGATGAAATCCTAACAATGTAGTCTGAATATGGAAATATGGCACGCATACGCAGAGAAAATCAAATCGGGTGAGTTAGTGGCTTGTAAGAAGATAAAACAAGCCGTAGAGCGTTATTTTAACGATTTAAACAATCCCGATTATTTCTTTGATGATGGAGCAGTTAATAAGTTTTTAGCTTTCTCGAAACTATGCCCGCACGTTAAAGGACACTTACGCGGACAACCGATTATTCTTTCAGATTGGCAAGTCTTTCTCTTTGCCAACATTCTAGGCTTTAAGCGTAAAGACACAGGATTAAGAAAATATCGCTCCGCTTACGTTCAAGTAGCAAGAAAGAACGCTAAATCAACGATAGCAGCCGTTTTAGCTAATTGGTTTCTAGTGATGGAAGGCGGACAACAGGATATATACACCGCAGCCGTTAGCCGAGATCAAGCAAGGATTGTTTTTGATGATGCTCGTCAAATGTGCTTGCTTTCAGCTCCATTGAAAAAACGCCTTAACATTCAACAACACAAGCTAATCAATCCGAAGAACAATAGCATTATGCGACCGCTTGCCGCTAAATCTTCAACCATTGAAGGAACTAACCCTAGTTTAGCGATTGTTGATGAATATCACCTACACACGGACAACAGCGTATATAGTGCGTTAGAGCTAGGGCAAGGCGCACGCCCTGAAGGTTTACTCTTTGCTATTACAACAGCCGGAAGTAATGTTATTTCAGCCTGTAAACAGCATTATGATTATTGCGCTCAAATCCTTGAAGGAAATGAGCAGAATGAAAGCCTATTTGTGTTGATTTTTGAGTTAGACGAAGAAAGCGAAATCGACAATCAAGAGAACTGGATAAAAGCAAATCCAAATATAGGTAAATCCATTCCTTACCTTGATTTTGAGAACACTATCAAGAAGGCTAGGGGTATTCCGTCCGAATGGGTAGAAATGCTAACTAAGCGCTTTAATGTATGGTGTCAAGGCTCTACGCCGTGGCTAGGTGATGGAAACTGGGCGCAATGCGAACGGCAGTACACGGAAAGCGATTTACTTCATCAAGATTGCTATTTAGGGTTGGATTTATCAAGTACCAACGACTTAACAAGCCTTTGTTATACATTCCCACACGGAAACAAAGTGCGCTTGCTTACACGACACTACATTCCCGAATTTCAGCTTAACAACGTGGCAAATAAAAACCGCGCAATGTATCGAAACTGGGTGCGCAGTGGTTGGCTAATTGCCACAGAGGGCGACTGTATCGACTACGACAAAATCAGAGACGATATTTTGAAAGATGCTGAACGTTTCAATATCAAGATGACAGGCTTTGATGTATGGAACGCAACCCATTTACGCACACAACTACAAACGGCTGGGCTTGAGGTAGAGCCATTCCCGCAAACATACCAACGATTTAGCCCAGTGGCAAAAAGTGCGGAAGTTTTAATAAACAGACAGATGATAGAACACAACGGCGATCCGGTGCTTGCGTGGGCTTTATCAAATGTAGTTATGGAAACAGACGCGAACGCCAACATTAAACCAAACAAGAAGAAAGCAGCAAACAAGATAGACCCAGCAGTCGCCTTTCTAATGTCTTTCGGCACTTATCAACTTGAATACGGTGATTTAATTTTCGAACTATCAGACGAACACAAACAGGCACTAGAAGAATTTAACGGATTGGATATATGATTAGATGTAAAGAGGCAAAACAGAACTTACTAATAGCGGCAGTAAAACACTATAAGAAATCTACCGCACTTTTCACTTTTATTAGCTTGTATGATGACAATGAACCATATCCACTGGACGAAGTTATCTACATTCTTCAATGTAAATGCGATGCAGCAAAACGAGAAATAAACAACAGACCGAACAGCCCCAATATGGACGCGTTGGAAACGATTTACTTTATAGCAGATAAGCAACTCAAAGAAATGAAGAAAGTTAAACGGAAATAGCAAACTTTAGGTAAAAAAATCCCGCGTTTCACAACGTGGGGATTAGAGCTTTAAAATTTGACTATTTGACAATCGATTACCGATTTTAATTAACATTCCCGATTCACTGGGAATACATACTACACTTCAAATTAAAATGTAGCATAATTATTATAATATCAATAGATTAGAGATAAAAGAACCGTAACTAAACGTAGTTAAACTTTATAATTAAATTTGTTATAATGAACAAAAATTAATCGGCTTTATTGATTAATAATTAGAGTTTTAGGAACAGAAAAGCCACCGCGCGAACGATGGCTTAAATTAAAGTCGTATGTAATAACCTTTATCACTCAAAGGGGAGTTTCTAAAGGCAATTCAATTATCCGCCTTTACTAAACAAACTTCAAGCCCTTGAACCAAAGAATATAGCGAACGGCTAACATTTCCTAAAAACCAACCAAATATAGCGCATCTAGGCTGATCCCCGAAAACAAAGAACCTTACTTTGCTGGTGCGTTCTCTCAAATAAGGATAAATGCGAAAGGGGCGTTTATGTTAGATTTATCTTCTATCCAAGATGAATATTTGAAGGAATATTTATCTCTCGAACACTTGAGAGCTTTCATCTATAAATCAAAATTAAATAAAGGCAAAACAAAAGGGGTTAATGAAAAAAATTTCTATGGGGTAACTTGCGCCCAAGATGTTTTATCGTTATTAAAAAGAGAAGAAGGAAGAAACAACATTCCGAACTGCTATTTGCTGCACCCAATAACAAAATCATTAGATAAAGTTGAATATTCTCATCTAATAGCATATTTAAATTTTTTAGTTTACGCGCAGATTGATACTAGTTCTTTCAGATATAATCCTGAGGCCATGTCCGCATACGAGCATTTTTGTGAAAATGGAAGTGTAGAATTTGAAAATGAAGAATTCTACTTTCGCAGAGATGAGATAGAGAACATGATAGGAGCAAAAATCCCTTACATAGAAAATCTATCTGATGTGGAAACTGTCGAACTGACATCATTACAAGATGAAACAACGGATTTAGATGAATCTTCTGATGCAATCTCATTTGAATATAATGCTGATTTGCCAGAAGGAATCAACGAAGATAAGTTGGCGCATTTTATTGAGCTAATTATAGATCCAGATTTACTTGATAATGGAAGAATGCCAAGTTATAGCAAACTACATTCATTGCTAAACCACAAATATAAAAAGGAAAAAATCCCATCAAAAAACACCATCAAAAAATACCTAAATCAATAAAGAGAGCCGGTTAATACCGGCTTTTTTTATACCTCAAAACTGTTCAAAAAACACTCAAATTAGTTCATTTGTTCATTTTCTCAGTTCATTTGTTCAGTGTTCTGACCGCTCTAAAAAAAATATAGATAATGCCAATCGTAGCGCTACACGACCGATCGAGTTACTAGACAACTCAATCAAGTTAATCGAAAAAATACAGAGGTTATTAAAATGAACGAAGCTCAAAAGCTAAATCTAAAACTAAATCCTAATCAAAAACTAATCTCCGGTGAAATCGCTTGCCATATTATTGGCTTTGGTCGCACCAAACTCAATGAGCTTGTAAAAGCTAAAAAATTCCCTCAACCAATCCGCTTTTCACAAAACTTTGTCCGCTGGGATTTAGAAGAAGTGAATCAATGGATTGAAGAACAAAAAGCGGCACGCGCTTAATCAAACGAGGAAATAAATCATGGCAAGAAAATCAACTCAATTCTTAAAAGTTCTGAATCGAATCATTTTCTCAAGTATTAGCGGGATAGACGGTTACGCAATGGGAATGACTTCGGCGCGTAATTATGTAATCAAACTAGAGAATGATTATATCGGCGAGAAAATCAGCCGTAGATGGGAAAAAACTTCAGATGGTGCAGGAATGTATCTTCGCTATGAAGTTGCGAACGCGGAACAGTTAAGAAAAGTAATTAATGTTTACAAGGCAAAAGGGGGCGAGCTTTCAGCGATTGAAGAAAGACAAGCTTATTCCCGCTTTGAATAGAAAAGACAAACGCCGCAAGGCTCTCCCAAGCGGCGTATTCAACCTTAAGAATCTCTCAAAAGGTAAATTTTAAAATCATTAACAAGGATCTAAATATGGAAATAATCACCATGAATTTAAATCATATATATTTTAAACAATATGAAATATTTTTCAAGTTATTTTTGATTGAAATCGCTTTACAAACCACAGTTAATTTTGGCATTATGAACACGCAATCAGAAAAAGTGATTGCCAGCCGTGGAAAGCTGAACTATTTACAATTGGCGAACGACAGCACGCCATTAGACCGTGCTTTTTTTGTTCGTAACATTCGCACACCTAAAGAATATGCGGATTTTGTTTTACATATAAATCCGATCATTCTCTCAATGGTAGAGCGTAATGAGCCGTCTATGACGGGCTGTCTTCCAATTGTGGCAGTTTTCCACCTTGTTACGTTCTACCGCCCGACCGTGGAAAGTCTAGCGGTAGATTCTGAAAACTTACAATTGGAATCTACGCAAATGTATCAATTCATCTTCGCGGCCATTCGCCGTACTGATTTATCAAATCACCTTCAAAAAATCCGTATTACCGCTGATAGCGAACGCAACGCACGCGCTAAGCTTGCCCGTGAGTTCGTCTTAGTGCTTGCTGGAAGAATCAATCTTCAAAACGCTAGTGCCTTATCAGCAAATACTTTCCCTTCAATCTCTTTCGCGGAGGTGGCTCATGACTAACCGCATTATCCAAGTAGAACAATGTCAGCTTGAAATGTTAAAGCTCCATATTGATGGACTAGGACAAGTAGAAAGCACGCTCTTAGCATTATCAATTAACCCTGATTTATTCAATGAAATGGATTCTTTTGATATCGCAAACACTATCAAAGGCATCAAAAACCTATTGAGTTATATCAAGGTTGATATGGAAGAACGCATTGAGTTTATTGAGAAAAAAGCTTCTTTGCCGTTAGATTTTCCTTATAAGTTGTATTTTGTCTATGACGATGGCAGCAAGTTTAATCAAGGAGTTTATGGCTCTTTAGAAGGTGCTAAACAAGCTAAGGAAAAATATGAAAGCGAGATAGGAACTCGCCATAGTAATGGGCGTATTTTAAAAACTATCACAATTTTATGGGGTAACGGCAATGAAATCTAAGCAAATCAAATCATTTAAAGAGCCATACGTACCAACACCGGAGCAATTAGAAAAAGCCTGTAAACGTATTAGACAATTCTTAGCCTTCGCAGAGGATTATCTACACACAGGACACTACAAAGGACTAGCGGCATCAATCGAATAAATTAAGAAAGCAGCGACAATCAGAAGGGGGAAAGTAAATGCGTAAACAAATATTAAAAAGAAAAGTTAAAGGTAAAGAGCCATTCAATCCGTTAATGGTGAAATATTCTCAACTTTCGCGCCAATTTCAACTAATCCTAGATAGTAACAAACGATGCCTTGAAGTTTATCCGGACGAGTTTCATCACAAAGTGAAATTCCGTAATGAACTAGCTGATTTAGTAGTGAGATTAAAAGCTGGCTCAAAGTTACTTAATGAAATGGCTAAGTCGCAAGGCGTGGAAATTAAAGATAAGTACGGAGCGCTAAAGGGATTTAATCAAGCAAATAACTACTTAATCAATAAGCTTGTTGAAGTGGTAGAGCAGATTGAGCAGTTACAAATTGAAAATATTGAAAAACAAAAATTAATCGTTAGCGAGGGCAAATAAGATGGATATGAATGAAAAATTAGACTACTCAAATTTAAGTGCGGTCGAATTAAAAGCGATTATGTATAGTCAGATGAATTGTGAAAAGAAAGAGGGTGAGGCTCATTATTTGCCTTTACCTTATCTAGGCGAAACAATCGTAACGTTAGCAGAAATTTTTGAGAGTTATCCTTCTGAAAAACTCTATACCTTGCGAAATCTACACGATGAACTGTTAGCAGCTAATAAGCATTTATTACAACTAGCACCTAATCCGCCTTCACTTAATCCGGAAGAAATAGTCGCGAGTTTAACTAACGATGAAATCATTGATGGATTGCTGAAAAGTAGCATTGTCATTTCTTTAGTTGAAACTCTTACATACTTCCAAAAAGTAGTTGCTGATCGCATCGATGATATTGAAAACGGAGTACTTAAAGGGGTGAATAATGGCTCGATTAATTAATGCTCCGCACCTTGCGGATCAACCGCATGAACCTTATTCCGATTTATTTGTGCTGGCTGGCTCTAAAGCATGGAAAGCATGGGATAACGGAAAAGGTGAAGAATGGCTCTTATTATGCCAATTAGTAGAAGGTTTAGAAAGCAAGCAAAAACCAGTTATTCTAGGCAAGGATCAATTAAGCAATATTTCTTCAACGCGTATAGCTAAAGAAGATCAGCAATTAGTGAAGATTGCTCAATATGGCGAATTAAAACGTGAGGAAATCATCGCAATTTGTCAGAATTTAGCAAAAAACACTTCGGCTATAGAAGTGGAACTCATTGATGCAGCCGCACAAGTGAAAGAGGATTTAAGCTCTTACATTCAACGCTTGCGAACCGATAAAAAGACCGCTGATTTAGCAACGCAATTAGCTCCGCCAGAAAAGCTGAAAGAAAATGACGGAGTAAATAAGAAAGCGCGAGCCTTGACGAAGTGGCTAAATATGGATTTAGCATTAAACCCAAAAGACCGAGAATTATATCGCTATGACGGCATAAGCTGGCAGTTAGTAGATAAATTTGAGTTCTTAGATAATGCAGTAACTTTCTTTGATGAGCAGGACTTCAATTATAGTGCGCGTTCAATAGAAAGCATCATTGAAACAATCAAAATCCAATCCCCTAAAATGGGAACACAGGCGCAAGAATTGATTGCTTTCAATAACGGCACTTTAAACCGCACTACGTTAGAGTTCTTACCCCATTATCGGGAAAACTGGCTAATGTCTTATATTCCGCATGAATATCTAAATTCAGCGCAAAATACTCCATATTTTGATAAATGGTTAGAGTTCGTAAGCGGTGGTAAGGAAAACAAAAAGAACGCTATTCTAGCGGCTTTATACGCAGTTTTAACTAATCGTAACGACTGGCAATTATTCTTTGAAGTAACAGGCGATGGCGGTAGTGGTAAATCTGTTTTTGCTAATATTGCCACTTTATTAGCTGGTGAGCAGAACACAGAAAGCGGGCGCTTAGTGGATTTAGATGAACCGCGTGGCCGAGAAAGCTTTGTAGGTAAAACTTTGCTAATTTGCCCTGAACAATCGCGTTATGGTGGTGATGGTGGTGGATTGAAAAGTATTACAGGGGGCGACCCTGTGAATATTGACCCAAAACACCGCACTAAATTTAAAGCGGTTATTCCGGCAGTAGTCTTAATCGTTAATAACGAGGCGACTAGATTTACAGAGCGTAGCGGTGGGATTGAGCGAAGAAGGGTAATCTTTCACTTTGATAAAGTAGTACCTGAAAACGAGCGAGACCCTAATTTCATGGATAAGATTGAGGGGGAAGTAGGGGGTATTATTTACAAACTAATACATACTTTTGAACAACCTGAAACCGCTAAGGCTGCTTTAAAAGAGCAACAAATAAGTGATGAGGCTTTGGAAATAAAAAGCGAATCCGACCATATCACCGAATTTTGCGGATATTTCTATACTACGCCACAGAATGACGGCTTGTATATAGGAAATGCGAATCAAGGCAGTAAGTCAAGAACGCATCTTTATCCGGCATACTTAGCTTTTGCTGAGGCGAGCGGTATTAAAAATGCCCTTACATTAAGAAACTTCTCAAATTCATTAAAGCAAGGATTTGCGCAACATAAAAATAAATTTGAGTTCTCTAAGACTAAGGGAAAATATGGATATCGCTCCAATGTTCACTTCAAAAACTATGAAGAATTTAAAGATGAGTTCAATTCATAAACTAGGGAAAGGGGGCGAAAGCCCCTTTTTTTATGCTTTTCTCTTAAAGGTGAACAATTAGGGTGAACAATAATGTTCACCTATTCACCCGTAACTATATGAAATAAAAGGTTAAATTGACAAGGTGAACAGGTGAACCAATTTTTTTAATATTTTTTACACGCCGCTCATTCACACGTTTTCTTTTTCGCATTGCTCCACAAAATCACTCCATAATTGCATCACAGGGCGGCGGAGTTTTACATAATCGTAGTGGTTATACGATTGACTTGTTTTGTTCCCAATGCTATGAGCAAGACAACTTTCAGCAATACGGAAATCAACTTGCCGATCTTCTAAAAACGTTCTAGCTATCGATCTCAATCCGTGAGCATCTTGAATCCCTTTGTAACCTATTTTTCTCAATGCGTTAGCAATTAGTTCTTTACTAGCTGATTGGTTAGGCTTGTGATAGTGAGAAAATACGAATTTGTCATCACCTGTTATAGGTTTCAATTCTTCTAAAATCTTAAGCATTAAAGATGAAAGCGGAACAATGTGAGGAAATTGCCCTTGTCTTGTTTTTTTCATTTTGATTGCTGGAATAGTCCATAGTTTCTTATCGAAATCAATTTCAGACCATTCAACAGAAACCGCCTCAGCCGGACGAACCATAGAAAGTAATTGCCAGCGGAACAAAACCTTTGTTAGATAATCCCTGTTTGAATTTTTGAAGTCTTGTAATAGTTTTGGTAGTTCTTCCGGTTTGATTGCTGGGTGATGTTTTTGAGGCTCTTTATGGTAAGCATCAGATGCCTTCAAGCAAGAATTAAACGAAATCAATCCTATTGTTACCGCATAATTTAAAATCTGATTAGCGAGGTTTAACAAGCGATGCAGCGTATCATTGAAACCTTTTTCATTTAATGGCCGAACAGTTTTAATCAATAAAGGGGAAGTAATCTGATCGATATGGTAATTCCCAAGAGTAGGGAATAGATAGTTTTCTAATCTTGCCCAATTCTTTTCCATTGTCATAGGCTCAATTTCTTTACTTCTTTTTTCTTTCCAAAGTAAAGCGACTTTATAGAAAGTATTTTCGTTCTGTCCGTTTTTAATTAGTTCTTGTTCTTTGATGTATTCTTGCGGATCGATACTTTGAGCGAGTAGGGCGCGATATTCTTCGCGTTTTTGGCGAGCTTGCGCAAGTGTTATAGCTGGATAAGTTCCAATAGTAAAAGAAGTGCGTTTATTTGTTACTGGGTGATAATAATTGAAAATCCAAGCCTTAGCACCGGTAGGCTTAATGCGTAAAAAAAGACCGTTACCATCACTTAGATTGTATTCTTTATCCTTTGTTTTCGCCTTATCTACTTCGGTATTTGTGAGCGGTTTAGTAACACGAGGCATCATTTTTCCTTAGTTTTAGTAACAAGATTTTTCGAAGTTTATCACCTTGTTACTAAACTTGTTACTAAAAAATGCGGTTAAAGACAATTAAATCTGATTAGTGGCGATAAGCAAAAGGGCTGAAAAGCCTTGAAAATACTAGGAAAAACAAAACCCCGCGAGTGGTTTCGCGGGGCTGTGTTTAGGGTAAATGGTGCGACTAGCTGGACTCGAACCAGTGACCCCCACCATGTCAAGGTGGTGCTCTAACCAACTGAGCTATAGTCGCATAGAAGATGTGGCAAATGATAAACAGTTTTAAAGATGAAAACAAGAGGATTTACTTTAAGTTAAATTTGGCTGCTAAAAAAATAACCAAAATTTGATTTAAAAAGTCTCAGTAGTTATTTTGATTTTATATAGGTTTAAGCGTATAATGCGCAGCGTTTTTTATCTCGGATGAGCCGAAATTTAAAAAAGCTTTAAGTAAAATTGTAACCATTTGTGGAGTTTAGATAATGTCTAGAAAATTAAGAAGAACGAAGATTGTATGTACAATGGGTCCTGCAACAGACCGCG